CATCATATATAGGGCGTGAACCGACAGACCCATCATTGCTCCACTTTTGCCCACGATCACATAACGCCCAAACTCTATCCGCTGTTTCGGTTGTAACGTTTGCATAGTTAACTACTTCATTTAAATCTGCAAGCGCGGCAATATCACTTAGCTTCTTTTCACCAATGGTCCGCACCAAATCAGGCGTTTCTGCATAGAAGGCAACTTCTACTTCATTGATGCGATTCATTTGCTTGTATACCTTGCGTACACGCAAATAACCTGTGGCAATGGGTAGCGTATCTACACGAATCTCCGCAGGCAGTTTGTAGAAGAAATAGTTTTCCGCACCTTGTTCGGAGTTTGTATCGAATAATGGACCAATAGCTTTGATGTTGTTATCGGACATCGGTATTCTAAACTCACGACTAAATGCGCCCTGTGCGCTGAAGTTGGATAAATCCTGAAACTTCCAGTTCTGCGATATACTTTCGTTTTCGAATAAGTCAAGGTACGTATCTGCAACAATTAGCGTGTAAACATAAATCGCATGACCAGCTGTAGGAACGTTTGAAGTGAATGGCTGGTCTACTGTTACTTCACCTGTAATCGTGTCGTATGCCGTCACATAACGTGTAAATATAACAACTTCCGGTGAAACACTTTGGTCGATTATTTCAATCTTGCTACCTATGGTATATCCACTTGCTCCCGCTGATGCAAAGAAAAAACTATCACCTGAAACAATAGCTGCCATTGGATAGTCAGTTCCACTTGGTATAATAGGTAACTGCTCGCTTCTTACTATTAGTTGTACTTCTCCGTTCATGTTATGTCCAGTATTCGTTTGCCATTCTTACTTTCAAAGATAGGTTATACAACTTCCCATCACGTGTCTTGCGTTCAGTGTAGGTAGTATCGTCTAAGTTGACAGGCAGCGCAACGTTCTGTCCATTGCGCTGTGTTATCCATACAACCTGATTGCTCACAAGCAAAGAGCGAAGAAATAGAAACTCACCTTCTTGAATAAAGTCGCTGGTTACTGTCAAAACTTGTTGCACTAAATTCCTTCGTTCATATAATCCACGATCTTCTGAAGTGAAGATGCTTGTTGTACTATTAAACAACACCTTTCGATATTTCTTGCGATCAATCTCATCATTCATTTCCGACTTCTTTATGAAGTTGAAATAGTCCCACCCACCGCGACTGTTCACCCATCCCAAACGAATCACATCATTGTGGCAATCCTTTTGACCATAGTAGGCTGCATTGTAGAAGCGATATTTTACACTTGATTGTGCGCTGCCTGTTCGCGCAAACACTTCATAAAATCTCCAACCGGAATTGTCTACTTCATTCGGTTTAATTGTCCAACCACCTGTGAATTCATTCATGTTAGCTGGATAAACAGGCATAGCTTCGATATCGTATGCATTCAATGATAGCGTTTCAGTTGCTGTTGTTCCATTTGCCTTATACAATACAATTCGCACATTGTCTACAAGATTATTGAACATGTAGGTGGAGTTGCCCGGTATGCTCAAGGTTCCGTAATCGGTTTCGTATGAAGGTATCCAAATAATATTCTGTGCTGTTGGGTTACCTGCATTCCATGTTGGTGCTAAATACCACGAATGCGTGCCGAACTTTCGGTCACTCATACCATAGTTAAAGCTAACTTCAAGAACATACTTGATATCGTCAACACCAACTTCAGGATTTGGTTTGTACCCATCGTACACTTGATAGTAACCATTAATCACGATGCGCCCTTCCATCGTTACTTCACTACCTTCATTCTCCGTAAGCACACCACCAACTAACCACCATTCAGTAATTGCTGCGCTTAATGCATACTTGCTTAAGTCATCAAACGTTCCATCGGTTTCAAAATGATAATTCTTATTACGCAAATCGTCAACGAGTGGCGACATATCGAAATACATGTAGTTATCGGGAGCAGGTGACAAATAAAACGTGTACGTCTTAGCATCAACAGTTATATTCAAGCCATAACGAAAGCCCGACTGCGCTACTTCTGTGCTCGATGCAATCAGCATAATCTTTTGACCACGCACTACCCAATTGAATGGTTCATCTATGATTGTTAATGCCATTATCTTTTATTTAGTAATAATCTTTGTTCAATGTCTTTTACGTAAGCATCCATTAGCTTATCCTTGTAATCGTCCCATGTATCGTCTATCGCTTCACCGTAATAGTTGATGCCTTCAATACCACGTTCACCAATGCTTTTTGCAATAGCAATAGCAGCACTTTTGATTGCGCTCTCTGTTGACTTAATGAATTCACCCTGTCTGTTGCGTAGCTTTAGTGGCTTCATGCGAATCCATTCCATGATATCCTTGTAAGGTGGGCGTTTAGTTGGTTGTCCCGGATATGGTTTGCGCCCAAATTCAATCACATCTGCATATTTGCCAGCTGCATCATTGTCTACGGTGAAATCAATAGTTGGTTTGCCGTAGCGAATTTTGATTTTGTACACTAATGAGTTAAGCAAATTGCCCGATGCAACACGATTGACAACCTTACCACGTACCCTTCTTTTGATGCGCAGGTTAGATTGTGCACGCTCGACTACTGTCGCTGCATATTCATTTAATATTTTTTCAAACTCACTTGCCATTAGGTGCGTTCAATTATAAATGACATAGACACAACCGAAGCACTTGTAACAGTAGCATTGTTGATCAACTGAATCGACAACAAATCACCCGCTGCTATACTTAAACTATTCACGTTATCACTTTTTGTTGGAGAAACGCCATCGGCACTTGATACGGTAACAGTCACAGAACTTGATGTTGCGTTATTACGAATCGTAATCACAAGCGTACCCGTTGCACTTTGCGTTCCACTCATTTTCACGTAAAAGTTCTTTATAGTACCAGCTACAGGTACTGCAAAGTGTCGGTTGGATTCGGTAGCGTTAAAGGTTGTAAGACCCGAAATCGCAGCATATACAGTAGACGATAAACCAACTGTTACAGCATACACGTTTCCATATGCTAAACTATCCTTCTTATTGTTGATTTGCGTTTGAATCGCTGAAGTCACACCATCCAAATAACCAAATTCAGTATTAGATACTGAACCGGTTCCGATGTTAGCTGCATCAATGCCTGTTGGCATATCGCCTGCTGCAAGTGATGTGCCTGAAGTTACAAGTCCTTTGCTATCGTATGTGATTTTTGTAGCTGTTGCACCTGTTATTGGTGCATTACCTGTTAGCTTGCCATTGAATGTTGACCAATCTGCGCTGCTCAATGCACCGCGATTTGCTGCGCTTGCTGTTGGCAGGTTAAACGTGTGTGTGCTTCCTGCGCTGCTTATTCCAAAGTCTGTACCTGCTGTGCCTACTGCAAAGTTTTGTGTGCTTTCAGTTAAGCCATTGAGCGAAGAAAGTCCGATTGCATAAGTAGTATGCACTTCACCAATCTTGTTGCTTTCCGTATATAGGGTTACGGTCTTACCATTAGTGTTTTGAATATCAAATTCAATGTGGATGCGATCGCTTGCAGCCGTTACTGTGGTAGGTACTGAAATCGTGAAGCTGTACAAATCAGGCACGTTGCCGTTTGTGATTTCTTCCATTGTAGAAGTAGCAACCAGCGTAAATGTGCTGCCATTGTACGTGTAAAGCTTTGCAAGTATCTGAGCATGATTAGCACCACCACCTGATTCACTTAAATACACATCGATAGTCCAAACACCTGCAGGTATTAGCACATGGTTAGGTGAACCTACATCGGTAATGAAGCGAGCGATTGCACCTGTTGTTGCACGTGTAAAGTTTGCAGCTGGTCCTGTGTTAGCAGTTATGCCTAATTCATAGTAAGGATTGCCACCTATTGTACCCTGCGATACGTTACCATTAAAGTAAAACACTTGACCACCACCCCCACCTGTTGAAGGTAGCGTGCGCAGTGCACCTGTGCCATCGATGTATTGATCAACTGTGCCATTTGCCCCTACTGCCAGCGTGCCCGATGTGGTAACAGGCGAACCGGTTACGCTGAATGCAGCGTTAGTTGGTGCAGGCATGGTAAGCCCTACCGATGTGACCGTTCCACTACCACCACCTGAAGGTGTAGCATTCACCCATTGGTTTGTTGCAGAATTCCATTGTAACACTTGCCCATTAGAAGGAGTTGTGATTGTTACATCAGTCAATTCATCTATAGCAAGTCCATTGATTACTTGCCAGTCTGTGCCATCATGCTGTATTAACTGACCTTTGAGAGAGCCATTTATTAATTGAT